TAGTTGGCATCCGCCCAATTCTGCGTGCCTTGCGTTGCAGTTTCAATTTCTGCAGAGTATTTTTCAACAATTGCGGTGTAATCTTCATTTGACAGATTGCCCCAAGCGTTCCGTAAGCTGTTCACCTCTTCATAGAATCCCGCCGTATTCACCCCAGCCAGGTCCAGCTGTTCGGCTAAATCTTTAATCCCCCCCTCCTGTACTCCTATCTCCGCGATTCTACCGAATGCTCCAGCCAGCCCGTCCACCGCAGGGACAACTTGAGCGGAAAAGTTTTGTTTCATGTTGGCGCCCATCTGTTCGAAAGCCGCCCCGAGTTTCATGAAACTTCCGGCACTCGTTTCAGAAATTCCCCCGACCCTATCTATCTGTTCTTCAGCCTGCTGTAAAAACGCCTCGGTGAACGCGTCTTGAGTGCTAAGCCCCGTAGCCTTTAATCCCTCCAGCCGTTCATCGAATCCGGCAACGCTAACTCCCAGCGTATCGAACCGCTTAGTCGTCTGGTTTGTCAGTGTCAGGGTGAGCTGGTCCATGTTCATTCCGAGTTGCCCCGCAACGCTCGTTAACCGCACCGTTTCATCATGGGTTTTAGCCAGACCCAAGCTCATCATGTCGGTCGCAGATTCCATTAGCTTAGCGTCCGACACAGTCCCGCCGGTAGCATTTCGCAAGTCATTCATCAGGGCAAAAGAGGACGTCCCGATAGACTCGGTCAAATTATCGAACTTTGAGGCGACATAGTCCAGTTGCGCCCCCTCATTCGCAAAGTTGTACACCGCTTTCCCAGCCTTAATCGCAGTGTTGGCAATTTGCATTGCTTGGTTTATGCCAGTCGCCATCTGCTGCCAGGAAACTTTGGCGCTTTGTGTAGCACTCGCCTGATCAGTGGCAGACTGTTTTGTGTTAGAGGCGAGAGTCGCTTGCGCCCCGTCAACCTGTTTGAGGGCGCTCAAAACTTCGTTGACACCCTCCGCCTCAACTGCTACGATAATTTCAGTTAGCTTTGCCATTTAGTTTCCTTGCGTTCTCAGCTCTAACTCGCCGCTCGATAGATAGCACATCCCGATACCCATCTATCACCCATGCCGGCTGTTTTATCAACTCCCAAACGGGTATCTGCAATTCCATCGCGAGTCTGAACAGCCCCCATATCTGCAGATCTGTGTCGTTCGGGACTTCGTATACGTCGGGCGCGCACAGCCACGCCTCTAAGCTTTTTTTGATTCAGCCGAGAACAGCGCCCGGTCTCTCGTAATCGCCTCAATAATTGAGTTGAGTAGATAGACCGGGATGTTGTTCTTCTTCATCGCCTCTTCGGTAACTGGAATCACATGGTCGTCATCGTCCTGCAAGTCCCATTTCGCCACCAGCTTTTCTATCTGGTAGACGATCCGGTCACTTGCGCTAAGCGATGTTAACTCGTCAATGAACCCAAGCGTTACCACCTGCGGTCTATATTCCAAGTTGATCTCATAATCACCGCTGGAAGTCCTGTATATTACTTTCAGCTCCTTCGTCTCCTTAGCCAAATCTCGTAATTTCATCTACACTCCTTACAGCGCACTTACGTTCGTGATAACCTCGATATTAACTGACTTGCCCCAAGTGGCGTCGTGGATCGGAAGCAGACCAAACTCAACGGTGTATACGTTATCGAGATCGGTTGGATCGTTAACATTGTCAATTTGTGCCGGGAAGTCGATCGTGAGCTTGTGCTTATAAGCGCCTTCAATTGTGTCACCCGTCGCCTCAATCCTGAACCACTTAGTTGTGGCATTACGGAGAGCGGTGATCAAGCCCATACCCGCAGCGTCGGTTGCAACGACAATCCTTCCGCTCGCGCTTGGTTCGCCCTCAACCGCTTCCGGGTTTTGTCCAATTGCCCATGCCAACCCGAATTTGTCTGTCAGCGAATACTCCATCGAGAAGCTGTTGGTTAGCGCGGTTGCCCCCGCTAAAGCGGCTTGCGTGTCCGCCATGCGAAACTTGACGTGAGTTGGTAGGATCGGGACGGGGCTAAGCGCGGTAGGCGAGGCGGTGAGAGTTTTGCCAGTTTCGAAAGCCATCCCGACACCGTTTCCATTAACACTTATGTCGTTTCGCGAGAATCTAAAAGTCAGTCCGCTAATTTTTGCGCCGACTACGCGCCATGCATTAGTGGCATCGCCTTGTTCAATTGTGAAAGTTTTACCGACATCAGAGGCAGACGTATTCGACACGAACGTCCATTTGTAGGCAGCGGTTGTCTCTTGCTGCGCGGGCGCGGCATAATGCAAAAGCGAGCTCAACAGATAGACGATCTCGTTATAAGTCGGCGCTCCCTCAATGTTCAAGCCCGCCCATTCTTTGTTGAGCGTGGAAAAGCTGGCATACTTATTCCCCATTGCCCTGAATGGCTTCGTTTCTACCTTCGGCACGGGGGTGATACTCGTAGACAGCAATTTCTTGTTGGCAGCTACTGCCTCTCCCGCAGTAGACTCAACCCCAATTTGTATTCCTTGAAAAACAGTTGCTGGTAATCCCATGTTTTTTTTCCTTTATTCTGTGTTTATCCTAAATTCGGTTAGCAGAGTCTTATATGTTTCGCCGGCGTCGTTTTCGCTTAGCGAAATATAAAACTCCAACGTGCTGCTGAATATTCCTGCAGCACTCTTTTTGTGCAATAAGGTTACGATCTGAGATGCGACAGGTTCAATGTTGCTATACAAGTTTCCCTTATCGACCGCCTTGACCTGCCATCTCTCGTTGAACATTAGCCGATCGTAAAATGCGTTATAAACGGGCGTTTTCGAGACCTGCTGAAACACCACAAATGGGAATGCCGTTCCTTCCGGAGCGACGTCCCGATAGATACGCGCGCCCACCTTCGCGGATATAGCCGCGTCGTTTGTTAGCGTGTTAAAAATCCAGGTTGCGGCATCCATTGTTATCCCATCAGCGACTTGACGGCTGCGTCTATCGCCTGTGTGAATTTAGGCTCATGCATATCGGCTGCACGGCGCATGTACGGCTGTGCCGCCATTTTGTACGTGCCATACTCTACATACGCGGCGTACTCGGCAACCGTCTGAACCTCCGCTCTCAAACCTTGATTGTCCGTCCAGATCGTACCAGCCAGATAGCCGGTATCAACGGGCGCGAGCTCCTTAGCGGTTGCCTCAATATCGAACGCGGTTTTTTCAACCACCTGTTCCATCAAACCTGGGAATGCCCCTACGATCATAGGAATGCGGTTGTCGGTAATTTTAGTCGTAACTTTCACGTTCATGATTGCGTCACCAAAACGCGCAAGGCAGTAATGTGTGATCGCCCTTTGTTGGTCCAATGTACGTGATAGTTTACACCGTTAATTTGAATCTGGTCATTGTCTTCAAGCTCCGTATCAGCAGGAAGCGTGATAACCCAAGACTTTCCGCTCACAATTGTTGCCGCGAGGTTCTTTTCCTGCTCGCCTTTAGGTTCGCCCAAGCGGGCGTTCACCGTGTTTATGGTTTGCCAGCTTTCGCTCCAACCGCTTGCCGTGTTTGAAACCGTCAGGCGTTGAATATAAGCTGTTTCTGGCAGGTTAAGTTCCTGCGTTCTCTTCAGCTTTTCGATATTGTCGTCAGTTAGCAGTGTGGTCATTTCGCACCAATCCTATTACCGCCGCCCCGCCATATGAGCGAGACTTTTTGGCATATATGCTCGCTAAGTTCAGCTTCCCATTCACTTCACCTGCGAATTCGAAGCTCGAACCATCCGCGCTAAATTTAGTAATATCCCGCTCAATTCTGCCAGCCCAAAGGGTTAGCAGGTTAGCGGAAACCGCATAAACATCGTAGCAGAAACCTGTTATCGCCGCTTCATTTCTCGCTTCGCTAAGGGTGAACAATCCTGCTATATAGTCGGCTTGTTCGGGCACAATGGTCACACCGGCGGAGTCACTAATAACAGTGTCCTTATCCCAGTATTTCACAGGGGAGCGCCATTTGTAAACAGCTCCATCTGGGTCTGGCAATGGAATCAATTTGAGACGGGAGTAATATTGCTTCTCAATATCAAGCTCACTCTGGATCGCTTCATCCGCAAATTGTTCATCCGGTCCAGTTGGGTCGTTGATCAGCCCGCGAACCATCAATATCAAGTCTGTCAATTCCGCTCTTATTGTCATTCCACTACTCCCTCACAGTGCAGGGGCAGGCAGGATGAAGGAGGCAACCTGCCCACCCCCGCCTCTGTTCTAAAACGCAATCCAGTTGATAACGTCGCCGGCGGTAACAACCCAAGTTGTGCTGTTATCCTCGACCTTAATTACACCACCGGTCATGCTGGCTTTCATACTCGCGCTTGTTTCAATGCCCCCGCGAAGGACTTTCACAATGAAGCCAGCCGCATTCGCCTTGCCGGTATTGATCAACACTTGATTTGCAGTGGCATCGTCTGCCGTTGCGGTGTAAGTGCCGGTAGCCGGCATCCTGCTTACCCAGTCAATTCCTGAAATAGTTCCTGCCATTATTCACCTTCGCTCTTCTTAGCCGTTTTGCGCACCTTCGGCACTTCCGCAACTTCAGGCGCGGGTTGGGGGTTAGCCGGTATTTCTACCGGCTCTCCCTCCACTTTGATATAACCTGCGGCTAAATAGCGTGGCGCTTCAAGTGCGTTCACGTCAATGGTAATGCCGCAATTGGTAAGTTTCATCTCTATCAAGCCTTGTTGTGCAGGTAAATGCCATCCAGCTTATTGTCATAAACGAAGGCATCGTGATAGATACGATATTGAACCAGCCAGCCATCGGTGGTCTGGTTTTCGTCCGGAGTGAAGACCTTCAAAGCGTCATGCTTTACCACCTGCAAAACCGCCGATGGGTGAATGATCATGAAGTTGATATCTTTGCCGGTTTCGGGAGTTGGAACGTATCCGCCGGCATCCACGCTCGCGCCGGCATTAAGAGTAATGCTGGTATAGAACCGGGTCTGCGGTACCATAACAACGTCCATGCCGTCAAAACGCATAACGCGCCGGTCAACGCCGTTCTCGTTAGCCAAGAAGCGTGAAACCTTGCCCTCGAGATAATTCAGACACGCGTCTGAAATATACAAAATTCTGCCTTCTCGCGGGACTTCGTCCTGATCCAAAGCCAACTTCGCGGCATCCAGAGCGGTGATAATTGTCTCAGGGGTTAATGTTGCAGGAGTTGCCACATTATGCCCCGCAATCGCGGATGCGTATTTGGCAAAGCGATAAGCATCGAGTTCAGGAGCGACTTCGGTGCGGATAAGTTCTCCAGCCAATGTGCCGAACGCCATACCCAGCGTTTCCTCGTCATCCATGCGGTCGATAACAATGCTCCGCCCGCGTTCAGTTGCGAGCGTCAAAGCTTCCCACGCGCCGACCATTTGACCAGCAGGATAGCCAGTAACACGGCTATACGTGCCAAGCCCGATCGGGTTGGTTTTGAATACTTGCACCACATTCGCGCCGGCAAAATTGACGGGCTTAGTCCT